ATGTCTATTGCCGAGGAAGTGAACGGTATTGGAGAGTTAATACGTACAAAGTTTCCTGACAGTCAGGTTCATCGGTTCCAGGAGCCTGATCTTCCAATGGCGAGAGAATTTGCGATTCATTTGAAGCAGGAAATTCGTCGCAGCGAAGCGCGGAGTCATACCGTAATCGAACGACAATACAGAGTTCATTACTATAGCGAACTTGCTGAAGATGCGGTTGTTAGCATGGGAGCGTTTAGCCGCTATGTCATGAATGAAACCACCAGCATACCTGTACCGGACGGCACAGGTATAGTTCGGCCAGAGTCTTTTACTATCGATTTAGCTGAGAAGCTGGAAAGTGGACTGCTTAGATGCAGCGGCACGATGGTGGTATTCAGTCGTGAAGCTGTGGTGATGGCGGAGTATCAGAAGATCGACAAGGTAGAAATACGTACGACAATTAACTAAATTATAACGATTAGAAGGGTGGCTTTATTAATGAGTGGAACATGGGATCCGATTAGCTTGCCGGTTCGTCCGGGTCTATATATTAATTTTGTGGAGGCTGCAGCAGCACAGATCAAAGGTGGCGCCAGAGGTACGGTAGGCTTGCCATTGCTTCAATATGGGAATGCAGCATCAGATAAATTTTACACGATTGAGAAAGAATCGGAAGCTATTGAATTGTTCGGTGCTGACAATGTAACGGCTATCTCACTCATTCTACAGGGCGGGGCAAAGGAAGTGCTAGTGTATACAGTTCCAGTTGGCGAAGGTGGAAAGGTAAGCTATACGTTACTTCGAGATGCATTCTCTACACGTCTATTCAATGTGTTCGTATTTCCTGAAGAAATTACAGAAGAAGAGCAAAAGGCAACTCAAGTCTGGTGTAAACAGAATCGTGAAGATGAAGGGAAACATTTTATCACGGTATTTGGTGGATCTCTTGAAGATGATCTTGATCCGGCGGTTGGTAACAAGCGGACTACCCAACTGGCAGATGACTACACGGTCAATCTCATTACGGGTGTAGAAATTAACGACGTGAGCTATAGCTCTGCACAATATGCTCCATACATTGCAGGGTTAATCGCAGGAACCGGTATTAATAAGTCAATCACTTATTCCCCGGTTCGCGGAACAGATGTTGTGAAAAGGTTGAAGAACAGCGAAATTACGACTGCTCTGCAAAAAGGTTCGCTTGTGCTCGTTCATGATGGGGAAAAAGTAAAGGTCGAGCAAGGACTCGTTACGAGTAAGAAAAAAATCAGAGCGATGCGTGCCCGTCAAGCGGTTGCAACGGATATTCCAAAGGCGGCAACTGAAGCTTACATAGGTAAGCTCGACAACAATGCTGATGGGCAAGCGGCGCTGATCTCCGCAGTGAAAGCGTATCTGGAGCGTTTGGAGCTTAACAATGTACTTACTGATATCGTAGTAACGCTTGATCCAGAGCGTAAATCAGAGGGGGACACCGTCTTCTTGCTAATCGGATTCACAGAGATCGACAGTATGGAACGGATTTTCTTAACCATTAAGGTTTAGTTAGAGATTTGAGTTTCAATTATTACAAATTATTGGAGGGATTCATTTGCTAGATTCAACCCGCGTTATTAATGGAACTTTTGGATATGTATATCACGATGGAAAATGGCTGACCAATATTAAATCTGCTGAGGCGAACGTTGAAATAACTAAGGAAGAAATCAAGAGATCAGGTTCCCGATGGACGGCTCACAAAGTTACGGGACTAAGTGGAACAGGTACTATTTCAGGCTATAAAGTAACGTCTGAATTCGTAGAGTTAATCGGAAAAATCGCTGATGACAGTCAGGGTACTTTTATCACCGAGCTTATTTTGAAGCTTGAAGATCCCGAGTCCTATGGGGCGTATCGTGTTCGTTTGAAGGGCGTAACCTTCGATAAAATCCCGCTGATGCACTTTGAAGTCGGCTCGATCGTCGAGGAAGAACTGCCTTTTAACTTTACGGGCTACGAGCTTATGGATAAATTGACGGCGGAGTAATCGTAGAACGATTATATCCAGTATAACAACAATCAAATATTAGGAGATGAATGGACAATGGCTATTACAGATAACAGACAAAGCAGTGTGCTTCAGGCTTTGCTCAGTGCAGACAGCAAACCGCAAAAGGATGTTCCAATGAAACGTCTCGGTGTGGACTTTCAAATTCAAGCGCTCGACGGCAAGACGATTAACAAAATTCAGGAGCAATGTACCCATTACACAGGGAAAGGCCAGAAGCGCGAAAAAGTGATGGATGAAGAACAGTTTGGCGCGTTAGTCATTCAAAAAGCATGCCTGATTCCGGATTGGTCTGCTAGAGAGCTGATCGATAAGTACGGATCGCCCACTGAGGCGATCCTCGGTTTGCTGTTAGCGGGAGAAATAGCTAAACTGTCCGCAGAAATTTTAGGAATCAGCGGTTTTGACAGCGATGAAGAAGAAATAAAAAACTGATCAAAGCGGGCGGTGAGGCTTTTCTTATACATCTTATTTTCCAGCGGCATCATATTCCTCCAGATGAAATGTACAACAAGGATGAGAGTGTGAAGCGATTCATGTATGCCTCGATGATGCTGCAGCTGGAGGAGGAGGAAAAGGTGAGGAAAGAACAGGAGAGAGCTGCCCGCAGGATGAGGACGTAAAGTCGGCTTAGCCAAGGAGGTGAGGAGATTGAGCTCGTCTGGAAGCGGGGGTTTAATCGATATCACAAAGGAACAACTGAACAATATAAATAAGCTCAGTAAAATGATGAATCAGGTGCAAAAAACAACGGTTCAGATAGAGCAAGTGAATGTTTTTTCCAAGATGAGTAAGGATTTGGAGGGAACGGGAATCACTGCTGCAAAAGTAGAAAAGAAGCTCACATCCCTGCAACTGATGGCAGGCGCTGTAGCCGCTAGGGCGATGAAGAAGGGTTCGGAAGCTGGCAAAGGGCTCAAGAGCCAGGCATCTTCAGGTCTTAAGGTCATGGGCAAACCTTTTAAAGCGCTCTGGGAGAAAAATCAGGCGAGAAAGGCTGCAGCGGCTAAGAAAAAGGCAGATGATGCTATGGCCGCGTCTTTAGGATTCCCGGTAGGCAAAAATGCCCCTAAGGTAGGAAGGATAAAGCGGCTGCAAAATATCGTAGGTGACAAGCCGATTGAACTCTCGGACGATAACAAAGAGAAGCTGTCATCGGTTGCTTCAACAGCAGGCAGTATGCTACTTGCTATTAAGGATAGTTCGATAGAGGCAGCGAAGGCGTTCAGTTCCGCTTTCGGGGTTCTCCGTTCTACTTCCGGTGCCTCAGAAGAGGCTATGAGCAAACTCTCCCAATCGTTTCGAACAGTAGGGGGGCAAGTCCCTGAAAGTTTGGATGTAGTGGCTAAGACTATGGGTACATTAAGTCGGGAAACTTCCTTGACAGGAACCGATCTGGAGAGATTGACCAAGGTGATGTTGGATGCGTCCAGACTGACAGGATCGGATAGCGCGGTTGCTGCGGAGTCTGCGGCCAAGGCCATGTCTACGTGGGGGATTGCCGCTACGGATGGGGAAGCTATGCTGGAGCAATTTTTTGCTGTAAGCCGAGCAGGGAAAGTGAATATGGGCGATCTGATGAAACAAATGGCCCAATTTGGTGAACCGCTTAAGGAAATGGGGATAGGGTTCGATCAATCTATGGTATTGCTAGCCAAGTGGCAAAAGGAAGGTATTAACCCCGTCGAAGAGCTGCTCAAGAAAAAGCTCCCCGATGGAGGAATAGCTGAAATTGCAGGTAATGTAAGAAATGCACATGATGCTACCATGGCTGCGGCATATGCTACTGAGTTTTTTGGCGATAAGGTAACTGGAGAAATGGTGACCGCTTTACGGGGAGGAAAAGTAGAGTTTGATGGAATCCTTGGGGCTATGAATCAGTCGAAGAATGGGATTATCAGCCAGACTCAAAGCTTACAGAGTTTTGGAGATCAGTGGAGCACGCTTCAGAACAGAATTACGATCGCCATGGCTCCATTAGGCGAGGCATTACTCCCACTAGCAAATGCCCTAGTGTCTGTAATCGAGGTATTGGCTGAACATTCAGGTATCATTCTGATCACGCTCGGTACAGTTGCTGCATTTTTACTGACGGTATTTGCACCTGCTCTTATGGCCACGGCTGTAGCAGCATGGGCTACAGTAGCTCCGTTTGCTCCGATTATTGCTGCTGCATTGTTGCTTGGAGTGGTTGTAGGGGGAGTTGCTTATCTTATCAAAAAACATATGGATTTCATTTTGGGCTGCATTAATTCAGTCAAGGATGGATTCAACTCTTTCCTAGAGTCTGTTGGTCTTGCCGATGGTGCAAAGGCAACGATTGAGATGGACACTACAGCGGCGTCTGAGCAGTTGACCTCAAATGGCGGACCTCCACCGGCAAAATACCACGGAATGGACTATGTTCCTTATGACGGGATGATGGCCCGGCTCCATAAAGGAGAACGCATCATGACTGCCAGTGAGAACCGTGAATTTTCTCAAGGTGGCGGGGGTGGCTCCATCTCTATTACAGGGAACACATTCAACGTGCGTCAAGAATCTGATATCGATGCGATTGCCAGAGCGCTCGCCCGTGAGATCAAAGTAGCGGGAGGCTTGATGGCATAATGGCATCTCTTGAATTCTGGCTAAAAACAGTGGATGGGAAAGAATCGCTACAGTTGCCCGTAAATCCCGAGCAGATTTCTGTAAAAAAATGGCATGGCTATGAGGATGTTCAGGTTACCCAACTCGGTGAGTATACGATCATTGGAGAAGCGGCGCTGAAGGAATACTCGTTGGGTTCCTTTTTTCCGCGAGACTATCATCCCGGTTATTGTGAGTACGAGGATCTCCCAGATCCGTGGGACACAGTTGAAAAGATTGAAAAGTGGATGGAGAGAAGAAAGCCTGTTCGTCTAGTCATTACCGGTACTCCGATTGAAGGCTTGGTCACGATTCGATCCTTCCAGTATAGCGAGCGTGCAGGAAACCCGGGCGACGTGTTCTTTGAGCTGGAGCTTAAAGAATACAAGGATGTGCAGTTCCGTCAGGTTGAGACCTCAGGATCGGGTAAGGCGATGGTGATTACGGGCGATTATCGCCCTGACACCAAAGCTCCACCGGCTTTTTATGTCGTTATTCCACGGGACACCTTGTGGAAAATTGCCCAACGAACGCTTGGTAACGGGGACAGCTGGAAGGAAGTTTATGAGGCGAATAAAGCTGTGATCGGAAAAAATCCGAACAAGATATATCCTGGCCAGAAGCTGGTGATTCCTTCATGAGCTGGAGTGTGACGTACAAGGATCGTGAGCAGAACATTTTTTTGGATCCGATCGTGAAGTCGATCAACTGGTCAGGAGATATTAAGCAGGCTGCCCGCAAGCTAGTCGTTGAAATATCAAATACAGGCGATCTTCGCGACCTGTACATGAAGTTCGAGAAGGGCGGAGAGCTGCGGCTGCTCCTGAATGAGAAGCAGGAGCTGTTTCGCGGCGTTTTGTTTGCGGATCAGATTAACTCCAAAGGCCAAATGACATTGACGGCTTACGATGAAAATATATATTTGACCAAAAGTAAGGATACAAAAATATTCCGTAACCAATCGGCATCGGCGGTAGTGAAGAGGCTGTGCAATGAGTTCTCCATTCCAGTCGGTGAGATTCACGATACGGGATATGTCATTCCTAAGCTCGTTTTTCGTGATAAAACACTGTTTGAAATGATGGTAATGGCGTTGACTGAAACCCGGAAACAAAATGGACAGAGGTTCTTTATTACCTCAAGGGAAGGTAAGCTGCAGCTGCTGGCGCGTAAGGAGCAGAAAGGAAAATGGGTGCTGGAAAACGGGGTGAACCTGATCAATGCCAGCTATTCTCAATCGATTGAGGAGACGCGTACCCAGATCAAAGTAGTTGGCGGAGATGCAAAAAAGAAGGAACTATCGGCCAGCGCCAAGGATGGAGAGTTGATCCAACGATTTGGTATCATGCAGCATTTGGAGAAGCCTGAGCAGGGGATGACCAAATCGCAAATGGATCAGCGAGCGAAGCAATTGCTGAAGGATTTGGCAACGATCGAGGATCAGGCTCGGATTGAATGTCTTGGTATCCCTGATGTCGTTTCTGGTTCCTGTGTGTATGTCAAGGAATCGATAACAGGTATTCTTGGCGGCTACTATGTGTCAGCCGATGAACATAAGTTCGAAAACGGAAGTCATACGATGTCGCTGACACTGTCGGCGACCGATGACATTCCGAAGATGGAATATAAGGAAGAAAAGGGGAGATAGGTGATGGAACGTATTGAAGGTTCGGGAGCGAGCCAACTCGTGCAGTTGATACGGGCTATCGGATATAACTCGGATATCACCATCGAGTTGGCCACTGTTACAGCCGAGCCTCCCGAACTGAAAATCAAGGTAGATCATATGAATGTGGAGCTTGAGAAGGATGATCTGATCGTAGCCCAATCGCTGACAAAGTATAAACGGAAGGTGAATTTGAAAAGTGAGGGTGGGACTGAAATTTCCGTAACCAATTTAAACCCGATGGCGCCCCCTTTTAAATTCGACCCGGGAGCTATCTTTGTCGGGCAAGGGACAATAAACTTCAGCGGAATTAATATAAACTCGGCGAATCAAACGATTAAGGAAGCAGAGCTGGAATTTATCGACGAACTTAAGAAAGATGACCGTGTCATCGTTGTTGGAATTAACCAAGGGCAAACCTACATTATTTTAGATCGGGCGGTGATGTATTAATGGCATTGTCTCCGCTGCAGAACCGTGAAGAACGATTCGTGGAAGTGAAGCCGATTCCGCTGCCTTCGCGAACCTACTGCCTCGATTTTGAGACGGGTAAAATAGTCGAGCGAATAATCGATGGCAAAGATGCAGTTATTCAATTTATCCATAAAGCAATTATATCGGCACGTTATCGATACTTAATTTATAACAGCCAATACGGCTGCGAGATTGAGAGCTTGTTAGGGCAGGATATTTCACCCCAGTTATTAAAAAGCGAGATTACTAGAGTTATTACTGAGGCACTTCTAGAGGATGACCGTATTCATGCCGTGGAGCAGTTTCAAATTGTACGGGAGAGTGACAAATTGTTTGTCACGTTCACTGTGTTGACTACGGAAGGAGCTATTGAACAGGAGGTGAGTATTTAACGTGTTTGAAAATCAAACCAAAGAGGCTATATTGGAGCGAATGCGCAAAGCTTCACCAGAGGGAATAGACACGCGGCAGGGTTCGATAACCTATGATTTGTTGTCGCCAGCAGCCATTGAACTGGCACATGCCTATATTGCTCTCGATCAAGTTTTGAAGTTCGGCTTCGCCAGCTCCGAGCAGCCGTCTGAATTTCTGGATTTAAGGGCAGGGGAATTTGGAATTACACGCCGTCCCAGTGTGCAAGCGGAAGGGAAAATCATTTTTACCGGTGATGAGGAAACGATCTTACGAAAAGGGATTCTTGTATCTACGGATGAAGAGGAAGCGATCGTATTCGTAACAACTGAAGACGGTACGATTAAGCAGGGAACGGCCACGATCAAGGCAACTGCTGTTTTAGGGGGCAGTCGTGGCAACGTGGACGCAGGACGCATCAAGCTCGTGCTCGGAAATTTATCCGGGGTAATATCCGTTACTAATCCCGAAGAATTCAAGAATGGTGCTGAAACCGAATCTGATGAGTCACTGCTTGTTCGATATTTTGACCGGGTGCGAAGACCTGCTACAAGCGGAAATGTATGGCATTATCGTCAGTGGGCTATGGAGGTTCGCGGGGTAGGTGATGTTAAAGTGTTCCCCACATGGAACGGAGGGGGCACTGTCAAGCTATCGATTTTGTCAGAAGATAAACGGGAGCCCAATGAAGAGATTATAGAAGCTGTAAAAAAAGCAGTGGATGAGCGCCGGCCGGTAGGAGCAAACGTCACGGTAAGTCCTGCGAAAGAAGTGAAAATCAACGTCTCGGCTCGTGTTACTCTGACGTCTGGAACTAAATTGGATGATGTGAAGGTGCAGTTTGCAAGCAAACTTGAGCATTTCTTGGCCGATTTAGCCTTTAAAACAAACATTGTTTCCTACAATCGCATATTTGGCTTGTTGCTTGATATTGAAGTGGTGACGGATTTTAAAGAATTCTCGATTAATGGGGTTTCTAACCAGAATCTGATCATCGGCGAGGATCAGGTAGCCGTGGCCGGGGCGGTGAATTTCGTTGTCTAGCAAGGAATTTGAGCTGGATCGTCTGATTGAAAAGGATATGTTTGATTATTTACCTAAATATTACGCTCCTAAGGATGACGAGGATAGTAAACCTGGAATTGTCGTCAACCTGATTAATCAGGAGGTAGAAGAACTTATTCACCTTAATCTCCAGATTAAGGACGTTTTGAAGCAGTTTTTTATTGATCATGCAACCTGGGGACTTGCAAGCTGGGAAACGATCTGCGGGATTCCTGTGGATAACAATAAGCCTGATGAGCAGCGCCGTTCCGTTATTAAGTCGAAAATCCGGGGAGCCGGGACGGTAACACTCTCTGTAATCAAAAACGTTGCCGATTCGTTTCAGAACGGAGAGATAAATGTTGAGGAAAATTTTGCGGATTATGAAGTAGTCATTACCTTTATCGGCAAACGCGGAGTTCCACCCAATGAGAACGATGTCAGAACAGCACTACGTGAAATCGTCCCAGCCCACTTGAATCTTAAGTTTAAGTATACCTATTTATTATGGGATGAGCTGGATGCTGCAAAACTGACATGGGATGAGCTTGATGCACTGAATATGACTTGGGATCAATTAGAAGTATGGAAGCCTTAGGAAAGGGGATAGGGATATATGCCTAAATTGCCCAGTGGGTTAAAAACATTTGAGGCGAGCGATACGGTTAGGCGTATTGCACAAAATGAAAATATTGAGGTGATTGATGCTCTTTTTCATGGATCAAAAGGGCACCGTCATACAGGTAAGGGAGGCGATGCTCCGCAAATTGGTAGTGAGGGTATTGTTGATGGTGCCATCGTTGCGAATAAGATTGCGGATGGAGCTATCGTATCGGATAAGCTGCCTGATGGTGCTGTGAACGGATCCAAAATTGCTCATAGCAGTATCGAACGCAAGCATCTTGTAAATAGCAGTCTTACTTCCAATATTGCTAAATTTAAACGGGTTAGCGTGACTGAGGGAGTGTTGATGGGGAATCCGACCAGCCCATATACATTCGAAGGGGGAAATGCAGGAGATAGCCATTATTGGAGTCTTAGCCATAGTACAACGCTCCCTCATTCACTTACGATTGATCTAGGCAAGGAATTTCAATCGATCGAGGGAATGTCATTTGGCTCTAAAACAGGCATGGGTGCAAAGACGCTCCCTAAAGGGTTTTATGTGGAAATAAGTAGTGATTACTTAATGTGGACGCGGGTATACACACAAACCGAAGGATTATATGAACCGTTTTCGTATTTTCCGTTTTCTACGTTTATTGCAAACTCACGTTATGTTCGAATCACAATAACCGAGCACAACATTTTTGGAACAGAAAGTGCCATTTCTTGTATATCGGTTTATAGCAGTTATCACGGCAATGTTGATGATCCGCTGGATGATGAGCGCCCTTGGGGACTTAATGCGAGACTGCAGGGATTGATGATTGTTCCAGAAGGGAAAATTACGGATAACGGCGCAGGAGCCTTGACTTTAGGCGGGGCCATTACGATTATGAATCCGGCATCTGGTACTTATTTCCAGGTCAAAGCGGGAACGTATCAATTGTCTGAGTGGGGATATCTGTTTGTGGAAATTCCTAATCAATATGGTGTTCAGGTAAGTCCTTATCCGTCAAGGTGGAATCCAGGTGTAAGGTCTTACGATCATAAGGACCGGATCATATTAGCGCAAAGGTACGGTGGTAACAGCGAAATATTTGTTCACTCAGCATTGCGATCTAAACTGGCTGGTACGAGTCCAGATGCAGATAAGGTAGACGGTATCGATTTTCAAACAAAGAACGGATTTTTGGAATTTAACGACGGATCGGGGTGGAAAGGCGTGGGAATCAAAAGTGTGCAGCGGGGAGCGACAAGCATTTCATTTTTTGCTCCTAATGGAAATGGCTCATTGATGAAAGATATAACGATCACGGCGGTTAATACGCAGAAGTCATTTATTAATATTTCTACTAGTGGATTAGCTCATTGGTCCCAAGGTTCAACAATGATGGACGGATCTGTATGCGCAAGGTTTATTGCTCCAGATAAGCTACGGTTCAATTTCATGGATGGATTCTTTGAAGCGTACGCTGAAATCTCATGGGAGGTGATTGAGTATGCCTAATTACTATGCCCAAATTGAACAAGATGGTAGAGTTTTTGCGTTAAGTGAATTAGCTGGGGAAGTAACGGCAAGTGATATGATTCCGATCAATGAGGAGCTATATCAAAATAATCGGCTGCTGTACACTCGTTATGTTGATGGAGAGTTCAAGGGTTTGTTTGCTCAAATGGAGAGTGATAAATCCGTGATTAAACCGGATGGTGAGGAGATGTTAACCGTAACCATCACTATGACGGATTTGCTGGGAAAAGTCCAGAGCGAGTTCAATGAAGAGCTGGATATAGAGCTGAATGGCATGAAGCAGACAGTAAAGCCAACCAAAGGTGTTGCTGAAATTACGATCAGTAGTGATGAGCCAGGTGATTTTCTAATGAAAACAATTGGACTTGACCGGAACGCTGAGTTAAAGGTGGTGGTTTCAGATGGCAACTAA